GGCGCGCACATTTTTCGTGCGGAATTTGATGTGCAGTATGGAGGGCTACAGTAAAGATGGGTAGGCCGAGAAAACCGATCGATTTGCACATGGCTGACGGCACGTATCAGCACTGCCGGCATGCGGGTAGGTCTTTTGGCCTGGAGGGTGCCCCCGTTAAGCCAAACGATTTGGACGAATACGGCGAATATTTATGGAGCACCACGATCGACGAGCTAATCAGTGCAGGTGTGGTCAAACAGGTAGATACGTTGATGCTTATTGAGATGTGTCGTTGGTACAGCGATTTTCGACGTTGGCATGACTCGAAGGAGCTTGCGCCGTGGCGTAGTTTACCCCTCTCTAGGGCGGCATGGAAAGAGTTCAATTCTATTGCCAGTCGAATGGGCCTAACTCCTGTGGACCGCGAGAAGATTCGTCGAACACCTCCTGATGAGGTGTCTGACCCCTTAAGCAAATTTGGATAGGAGGAGCGGCATGGCTGCATCATTATCGGTTTACGATTACATATTGAATACGTCAACTGGGTTGAAGATAGCCGAACGATTTACGGTGAGTCGGACGGGTGCTCACGAGCATCACGGCGTTATTGCGGTTGGTACCAGTGAAGAAGAGTTGACGATTCATGCTGATATCGGCTCGCTGGGCGCCTGGAAGTTCATCAATTTAGATGACACAAACTTCGTAGAAATTGGCCCAGCTACTACGGTATATCAATGTGCGCTTCCTGCTGGGCAGTCATTCCGAGGGTATGGGCCTGACGCGTTGGCGTCGTTTTTCTTAAAAGCTGATACTGCGTCAATTGACCTCGAATTTCACTTTTGGGAAGCATGATAGACTCCGCTTGGCCAGTACGTGAGACGCAAGATCGTGTCGACAGTTACGTCGAACGAGTGTTGAGCGGTGCGCTTGTTACTGGAGAGCCGGAGAGGGCGGCGGTTGAAAGGTATGGTCGAGACAGGGACTGCGGCAAGTTCTATTTTGATGCTAAAAGCGCAGCGAGAGCGGCGGCCTTCTTTTCAGGATTAACGTTGACCACGGGGGAGTATTATGGCGAGCCGTTTCACTTGGCAGACTGGGAGTTATTCTGTGTGTGGAACATGTTCGGTTTCAAGAAGAATGGTGTCCGTCGATTCCGCGATGCGTTTCTCTCAGTTGCTAGAGGAAATGGAAAGAGCCCGTTCGGTGCTGGTCTTATACTCCTCTTGTTCGGATTCGACGATCCCCGTGAGCCCCGGGCTGAGTGTTACACCGTTGCGACAAAATTGGATCAAGCAAAGATTGTGTTCAATGATGCGAGGCGGATCATACAAGCCAATCCCGTGCAGAGGCATAGGATTACTACGACAACGACGCGGATCATGCTGCCCGATTCGTCGGCCATTTGCCCGCTCGGGAGTGACTCGAAAAATACGGACGGATTAGTAATCCATGGTATCGTTCGTGACGAATTGCATGCGTGGAGAGAACAACACAGGGAGTTGTACGAAAAGATCGAAACCGCCATGGGTAAGCGGCGGCAACCTCTGGCGATCACGATCACAACAGCAGGATCAGAGGAAAGCGAGATTTGGCAAGAGCAGTATGAGTTCTCCAAGAGTGTTGCTTCGGCGGCGGTTGTTGCTGACAGTCACTTTAGTTTTATCTGCGAAATAGACGATGGGGACGATCCGCTAGATGAGGCAGTGTGGCCTAAAGCGAATCCCATGCTAGTGGATGGGTTGGTCAAAATTGTACATCTTCGTGACATGGCAGCGAAGGCCGCAACGCGCCCAGATATGCGCGAGGAGTTCAAGAGGTATCACTGTAATCGGTTGTCCACGTCAACGGCGCAGTTCATTACGCAAGAAATGTATAACACAGGCAACAAACCGTTGCCAGAGTTGGCCGGGGTAGACTGTTATGGGGGGTTTGATTGGGGGTGGGCAGACGATCTAGCGGCGTTTGGATGGATATTCAGGGTAGGTGAGAAGGAGGTGGGAGGGGAGTGGCGACCCACATATGCGGTGGTTGTCGACGCTTTTATACCTCGGGGGGCCGAAAAACGAGACTTGTCAAGAGACCCATGGCGGTCTTGGATTGCCGATGGTTGGCTTACTGCTACAGAGTCCGAACACGTAGACCCGTATGCCGTGTTCCAGACGGTTCAGGCAAGGGCCAGTGAGTTTGATATTCAGTCAATTGCGTTTGATCGTCACAATTGCGATGCTTTAGCTACGCGGGTGATGAACGAGTTCGGTATTGATATGTATCCGTTTCCGCAAACATGTGCTAAGTACCACGCGCCCACAATGGAGCTTCGGAATGCTTTCGAGGAGGGGCGGATCATACATGGTGGGAATCCGTTGCTAGGGTGGTGCATGACTAATATGGTTAGGCGAGAATCGCCGGACGGGTTGTATATTATGCCAAGCAAGAAGCGATCTAGAGAGAAGATCGATCCGGCAGTTGCGGTTATCATGGCCTTGAGCGAGGCAATGTATCATCAACATAGCGCGTACGACACAGCGGGGAACCTTGCACTATGAACGAACACGATGCCGTCAATCTTTCGTTTGCGTTGCGCCGCATCAGTTTGAGGCTTGTTTCAATCGAGGTGGCAATCTGGCTAATTCTGATAGGTAAGCTGCTCCGGTTCTTGTTTATAGTCGAGTACTCAGGTGGTTGATCATGTTATCACTACTAGTTGAGCGGTTCATTGGTAGCGTCAAGAGCCAGGAAACTTCGGGTTGGCAGAACGACACTGTGAGCCCGTGGTTTGTGGCGTGGGCTGGCGGTAGCGAATCCGACACAGGCATTGACGTAAACGGCTATACTATTCTCACTAGTGGTCCATTTTGGCAGGGCACGAATATCATTGCGGGTGATATTGGTAGACTGACACTTCGGGTTGAGCATGAGGATGGTCGAGAGGACAAATCGCACCCTGCAAATGTTTTGCTAAAGCGAAGGCCGAACGGAATGCAAAGGGCGATTACATTTAAAGAGACTCTGCAGGCGTGGGCGTTGTTGTGGGGGAATGGATCGGCGTACATTGTTAGAAATGCGAGAGGGGAACCATCCGGGCTGATTCCGCTTAGGCCGGATCGCACCAGGTATACAGACGATGAGGAGAAGCCACGAGTCGAATACAGCTATCTAGATGGTTCTCAGGTAGAGTTTGGCATGCAGGATATACTTCACATCTCCGGATTGGGGGATGGCCATATAGGGTATTCCGTTATCAACCTTGCGCGGAATACGGTGGGGCATAACTTGGCATTGCAGAAGCATGGCAACCGACAATTCAAGAATCAGGCCAGGCCGTCGGGGGTATTAGAAACGGATGGTCGGCTGAAACCCGAAGCTCGCGACAATCTCAGGAGAGAATGGCAGGAGCTGCATGGTGGCTTAGACAACACTGGCCGCATTGCCTTGCTACAGGAGGGGATCAAGTTCAATGCAACGCAGATAAGCAACGGCGATGCTCAGTGGATCGACGCGCGAAGGTTTTCCCGCGAGGAGGCGGCGGCGTGGTTTTTTCTGCCCCCACATAAGCTGGGAGCTATGGAAAGTTCTTCTGTTCGTGCCAACCTTGAGGAGCAGAATCGGGACTATTGGAATTCGGCATTGTCTCGGTGGGCTACCAAGTGGGAACAGGAATGTGACGAAAAGCTGCTTTCGAAAGAGCAGAAGAAATCCGGAACGCGGCAAATCAAGTTCGATCTTGGCGATCTGCTTCGGGGTGATATCAAGACGAGATTCGAGGCGTATGCTCGAGGGCGGCAGTGGGGGTGGTTGAACGTTAATGAGATTCGCAAGAAGGAGGGGCTCCCCCCTATCGGGGACGCTGGCGAAGAGTATTTGACGCCAACGAATATGACTAATGATCCCAGCGGGGCTCCGGCAGTTGACGCACCAGAACAGCAGCCGGCCCCTGCGGAAGATGTCACGGAGGCAGTGGTAGCGTTGTTGTCGGCTCGCTTAGAGGAATTGACAGATGTTGAATCTGACCGGATGATTGCCGCATCGAAGAGGGCGAATTTCGACGCACTATGTTCGCGGTTTTACGAAGGGTATCAGACAACCTTAATGGAGAAACTATCGCCGATTCTGGGCGTATTAAGGGTTGGGTCGAAGGTTTACCGTGATCCGGGGGCAATGATTGAGCAATATTGCGATGTGTCATGGCATGAGTTGCAGGCGTCTGTAGCTGGGCATCCTCGATCGGCTTGGCCAGAGCAGGTGGCTCTTGCGATGGCGACATGGGGTAGACGCCGGGAAGAACTCGTCTTCCAGATGACGGAGGAGATGAAATGATCAAAGCGGAAACAATAGGAACTGAATCGTCGCTGTTCATATATGGGGCGATTGGCGATCCCTGGGATGGTATCACCACAAAGGATGTAACCGCGGCATTGAAGGGCCTGAAGGGGGACACCCTGAATGTCCACATCAATTCTGAGGGCGGCATTGCCTTCGATGGCGTCGCCATTATGAATGTATTGCAGGCGGCTGATCAGAAAGTACTGGTGACGGTTGACGGAATTGCTGCCTCGGCTGCGTCGGTGGTAGCGATGGCTGGTGAAACGATCACAATGGCCAGCGGGTCAATGATGATGATTCACAACCCCTGGGGGGTGACAATAGGGGATGCGGGGGAGATGCGAAAAACTGCCGATATTCTTGACAAGATCGCGGATAATCTGGCAACTGTCTACGCTGCCAGAGCTTCGCGGTCAGCGCAAGAAATGCGAGCGTTGATGAATGCGGAAACGTGGTTTACCGCGGAAGAGGCCGTTTCAGAGGGATTAGCGGATTCAGTGGCTGACGAACAGAGGATGGTGGCGGCGGCTTGGGACTTGTCTCATTTCTGCCGCCCTCCTGAATCCTTGCAGTCGATCGCGGCCTCTGTTCGGAACCAGGACAACCAGACGGGGCAGAGCCGAGAGCGCAGATTGACATACCGCAGAAATCGTGCTAAGGTGGAGACACGGTCAGTCGAGGACCGGGGCTGAGATGGCTCCGGCACGATCTGGCTAAGATCAGAGGACACCAGCTAGACGCTGCGTGCACTGTTGTCGTTGTAATACTTCGTTAACCGAAGCAACTGACAGTGCACGCAGCGTTTTTTCGTGCGCTGTCGGGCAGCATAAGGAGGCGCGACAGTGCCAACTCTAGACCTTCAGGAAATCCGCGAGAAACGCGGTAGTTTACTGGATTCGGCTGGGGCTCTCGACAAGATCGCGAAAGACGAAAGTCGTGATTTGACGGAGGAGGAGTCTGTCAAGATTGACGAGTTCCTTGCCGAATATGACAACTTGGCGGATGCAGAGAAACGGGCTGAGAAATTCGAAGAGGCTTTGATGGAAGCTTCGCGGATCAGGGCAGCTAAGGGCCACGCGATCGTTCACCCTCCAGGCGGCCCTGTAACGCCTCCGGCAGAGCCGTCAACAAAGCCACTGGCCGTGGCTATCGAGCCTTGTAGGCTGAAAGCGTTCAAAGATTTACAGGCTGCACATGATTGCGGTATGTGGCTTAAGGCGGTTATCACTCGAGACAAAACCGCGATTCAACACTGCAAGGATCGTCAAGTCCCGTTTCAATTCCGAAATGAGGACGGAAACGTCTTTTATGCGGATGCACAGACGGTGGATGACGACACGCGGGGCGGTTACTTGGTTCCGGCGCCGCTGGCAGCTGCGATTCTTGAGGTTCGTGACCGTTACGGTGTGACGCGGTCAGTTGCCGATTTGATCCCGATGGGGTCGGAAACTCTCGATATTCCGAAGCGGGACGGTGGGTTAACCGTATACTCGCCTGCAGAAGGATCGGCGATTACCACAAGCGAGGCGACCTTCAAACAGGTTAGCCTTGCGACGACGGATCGGTTTACGCTGTCTCGAATTTCCCGCAAGTTGCTTCGAAGTTCTGTTGTCAGTGTGGCTGATCGAGTGGCCAGAGAAATCGGCCAGGCGTTCGGCGAGCAGCAGGACGACGAGTACCTGAACGGGGATGCCTCGGGTACGTATTTTGGCGAGACTGGATTGCGGCCTGCTGTCGGGGCTGCAGGGACATACACGCTAGCAACTACGTCTGGCGACACTTGGGCCGAGATAGTGTTAGCGGACTTCTCGATACTGGCCGGCTATCTGCCAGAACGTTACTTCAATATGGACACGAGCTGGATCATGTCTCGAGCGTTCTGGTCTACGGTTGTTCAAAAGCTCTTGCTGGCAGCTGGCGGTACGACGCCGGCCGATATTGCCTCAGGGGTGCGTCCTACGTTGCTTGGGTATCCGATCAACATGTCTGAGAAGATGCCGACGGCAACTGCTGTATCGACAATTCACTGTCTGTTCGGTGACTTCGTCAATGCGTCAATTGTTGGTGAGAGGCAAGGTATCGAGATTGCAACGAGCGATCAAAGATACTTCGATAGTGACGAGATCGGGATTCGTGGTAAGATCAGCTACGATATCAACGTTCACGATCCCGGCGATAGCTCGAATGCTGGTGCATATGTCGCACTGAAAACAGGTGCAGCGTCTTAGTTTGGAGGCGGGTTTCTTGCGGCTGATCGTGCAACGGATCGACGTTGCACGATCAGCATTTTTAAGAAGGAATGCCAAGATGCACCGGACTGAGACGGTAGTTGACGATACGCTGGCACTGGAGCCACTGACAATCGATGATGCGAAAGACCAGGTGCGTATTTATACGGATGATCTTAATAGGCAGCTAGTCGACGCGGTGCAGGAGATTCGGGCGTATTGTGAGACGTATACGGGCCGGACGTTGCGTACGGAAGTCACCAGAGAGCTGTCGATGAGTGAGTGGCCGTGCCGCGCTTTTCGGTTGCCGTGGCCCCCGATTACCTATCTGTCATGGATCAAGTATTGCGATGTGAACAACACAGAACAATCGGTAAGCGAAGATGATTACAGCATTATCAAGTCAACAGACATGTACGGCATTGTGGAATTTGTAGCGGATTGGGTAAAGCCAGCGCTTTATAATCGGTTGGATGCCGTAAAAATTCAGTATGTAACAGGGTACGAAACGAGAGATGCCGTACCACTCGAAATAAAGCGAGCGATGAAGATATTACTATCGGTAGAGTTTGATGATGTCCCGCCAGCCAGGGAGGCAAATGCAGTGGGGCGGGCGAAGGCGATGTTGATTGCGGCTGATTTGGGGGCGTATGGATGACAGTTACGGCCTATTCGCGGCAGTTCAAGCAGCTGGTGAGGGTGGAAATCCCCGATGGGGATATCGAGGATTTTACGACGACGGATGCAACGTGGTCTTTGGCGTTTAAACAATACGCTGAGATTATGCCGTTGGCGGGAGATGAGCAGGTGGCAGCACTGCAGATAAATCCCAGGATTTCGCAAAGGATTCGGATGCGATGGGTTGACGACTACAGTACGACCAGAACCCGTTTTGTGTATGGTAGCAGGGTGTTCTACGTTGCAAGTACGAGGAATCTTGACGAACGCAACCGCATCTGGGAGTTCTGGTGCGTTGAGGAAGTGGCGTAATGGCAAAGGCAAAGCGTCGTGGCGGTGCTGGAGTAATCATAACGGGAGATGTTGAACTAGCGAAAGCTCTTGCGGAATTCGAGCCAAAGGTACAGAAGGCTCTCACCAGAAAAGCGACAAGGGCTGCAGCTAAGTTAGTGCTGGAATCAGCAAAGGCAAGAGTTCCAGTGTTGACGGGCGAGCTTGAATCATCCCTGAAGGTTCGGGCGATGAAAAAGCGGAAGGGTCAGCGACGTGGCAAGAAGTTCGGCCATAGCGTGGTTACAGGAGAAGGGTTCTTCGTTGGTGATCAGTTCTATGGCGGGTTCCTTGAGCTTGGCACAAAGGAACGATATTTAAAAAAGAGTGGCAAGTCAGTGGGTCGGATACCCGCTGGTGAACATGATTTCCTGCGTCCAGCGTTGTACGACAACAAGGTAGCTATTAGGGCAATATTCAATCGTGTAATGCGACAGGTAGTATCAGAAGCTCGCATGAAGAAAAGACCAGCAGCGTGACAATTGAACAGGCTCTTTACGACTACCTTACGGCTCAGGTGAGCATAACCGCCCTAGTTGGTTCGTGTATCTACAACACGCGCCGACCTAGACATGCAGGGGCTAAGGCTATCACAATCAGGCCGATGGGTGGTGAGGGTGTTTATACGCTTCAAGACGAGACGCTTGTTGCGCAGAAGATGGTTGATTTGTCGTGCTGGACAGAAGGGCATACCGCATCGGCCGACGTAGAAACGGTGTACGAAGCGGCAAGGGTGCTGGTTAGTAGTTTTCGGGGCGAGATGTCCTCGCTTTTTGTTTATGGGTGCACTTTAGAGGCTGGTAGTGGATCGATTATTCCGGAACGTCCCGACCCAGATAAGAGTGATTATTGGGTCTACCGAAAGATCATGAATCTGCTGGTTACCTACAGTCAACCCGCAACCATTTGGAGTTAAGCTAAGGGAGTAACTCAATGTACAGTTTCGCGAAAAATGCGCTATGGACACGAGCCATGGACGGGCAGGCGGCCGGCACTGATGACACGTTGACAGGTACGGCAATCCCTGTCGGGGTTGCACGTGACATTACGTTTGTGTTTGCCTTCGGTACTATTACGGCAACTGCGGTCACGACGTGCAAACTGCAAGGATGCACGGCATCGGACGGAACAGGTGCTACTGATTTGACCGGGACCGGAGTTTCTGTGGCAGCTGATGACGATGATCAGATTGCCGTGATCGAAGTGACCGAGATGAACGGCTACGCTTACGTGAGGCCTGCAATTGTACGAGCAACCGCAAACGCGGTTGTCGATAGTGTCGTTGCGATCCAAACGAAGCACGCCAATGCTCCTCCAACGCAGGGGGCAACAGTAGTCGCTGTTGAGTCGCACGCTAACCCGATTGCCGGTACTGCGTGAGCATCTAGGCTGCTTTAACATTGCTTTAAGGAGGCAACCTATGAGTGCACCAGACACTGGCAATACAGGTGCCGCAGCGTTCGGCACTAGTTCATTCGCGGTGGAGATCACCCGGATCGGACAATTCGGAATGCGTCAGCCGGTCTTGAATTCATCCCACTTGGGAACTCTGTACAACGAGGAATATGTGCAGGGCGACTTGTGGGAACTGGACCCGATAGAAATGGATTATTGGTTCGACCCTGGCATTCAGACCGCCACGGTGTCGCCACCAATTGCGCCGTTTAATTTAGCTGACGTGGCTCCTGAGACCATCACATTGACGTGGCCATCGCAAACGGGGCAGGCGACTCCATTTAAGATTATAGGTTCTGGGTGGATACACGATTTTACTATTCCAGAGCTTGTTAACAACGCATTGCAGGCTTCCTCGTTCATGATCCAGTTTGCGGGCGGTGCAACGGGGCCCGTGATGACTGATCCGACTCTGACATAAATGTCTGATCAAATCAACATTGACCAGTTTAGGGGTAGGCATCTCCGTGGGTTTATTGGAGAAATGCCGATTCTTGGAGATGCCGCATCGCAACCGGTTGATGTGATTAGACTGAATGGCGTGGAAGTCGGAACGGCACCGCAGGACCCGCGGGCGCCTGTGTTTCTTAATAGACCTTTATCACCAGCCGAGTGTTACGCGATCACACAAGCGTTGGCGAAGCACTACGGTACTACACAGGAAAGACGGACAACGTTACCGTTGAACTATGGTCACACGAACCGAGTTTCTAGCCAAGAAGTGCGAGAGGCGCTTAGGAAGCGTTACCGCATCCGACGGAGAAAAGCACTACTTTCGTAGTCTGAACGCGAAAGAGTACGGTGCTGTTCAATCGTTACTGGCGTGGAGTAACCGTGATCCGAATGATTGGCCTGAATACAAGGCAAGCCACTTGGTGGCGATGCTGACGGATGAAGCAGGTAATCAGTTACTGACTCCCGATGACATGGGGGCTGTGTTAGAGCTGCCGCCAATGCTCGTAGACGAGCTTTACGAAGCCTGCTTAGATCACTTGGCTATGGATGGGGTGACGGTTGAAGAGACAAAAAAAAATTGAATGTCGACCACGATAGGCAATTTGCGTACCATCTGGCGTTGCGTTTAGGGTATTCGAATGTGGATGTTATGCTGGAGTCAATGGAGCCTGAGCACTTCGTTGAATGGCAGGCTACCCTGATAGGTGATACATGACAGTCATCGGCGAATTAGCTGTTAACGTGGTCGCCAAGACTGACAGGCTAAACAAAGGGCTCCGTGGTGCTCGCAAGCAAGTCTCTATGTTCTCCAAGAGCATGCGGACGGCAACTGCGGGCTTGCGGGGCTTCACGGGAGCGGCTTTGGGGATTGGCGGCGGGTTATCTATCGCGGGCTTAGCGATTAGTTTCAAAAAAACAGCGGAGAGCATAGACGAATTAGCGAAGACATCTAGAAAGCTAGGCATTGCGACAGAGGAGTTGGCGGGGCTGCAAGTGGCAGCTGAAAGAACTGGTGTAACAATCCCTACGCTCAACATGGCGCTTCAGAGAATGTCGCGTCGTATCGGTGAGGCAGCAAAAGGCGCGGGGGAAGCAAGGGGGGCCCTCAGCGAGTTGGGGCTTGACGCAAAAATACTGGCAAAGCAGTCGCCGGACGTTATCTTTCGCAAGATTGCGCAGGCAATGAGCTTACAAACCGACCAGACGAACAAGCTGGCATTAGCTCAAAAGCTGTTCGACTCAGAAGGGGTTGCACTAGTCAATACGTTGGCGCTGGGAGAGCAGGGGTTGGCCAAATACAGAAGAGAAGCGGAGTTGTTGGGACTTACCATGAGTTCTAAGGAAGCCGCGAAGGTGGAGGAGTTCAGCGACGCGCTGGGTAGATTGCAAGGAGCGTTTTCGGGAGCTGGTCGCCAGCTGACGATCAAGTTTGCCCCTGGGGTGACAAGGACGATTGATAGCATAATGTCTATTATGTTTAAGCAGGAAGGGATGCGACCAGAACGGAGAAAATCCAGAGACATTAGTGCGTTACAAAAAGTTTTCAATCCGTACAAAGTGATGGATGCACGAGTTCGATCATTGAAGGATATAATGAGCGATCCGCTTCGGTCTGGCGAAATCGTGGGTGAAGCATTAGGCAAAGAGGGGAGGCCCCTTCGGCAAGGGGAAAAGATGACACCCCAGGCAGTCAAAGACTTATTCCGGCCGATAGGGCAATCTAAGGCCGGAGCCGCGACAGGTGGGCCAGGGCAATCCAAGAAGTTAATAGAATGGAACAAGCAAGCGGCCGATGAAGCCAAGAAGCAAACCAAGAAACTCGAGGATATCGATAGGATCATTACAGAAACCGCCACATCGATTCGGGGTGGGTGGCCGATGCCAACGACTCCGCGCTCTCCTCGCATGGAGGCATTCCTTGACGCCGAAAGGGTGACGATTCCATGAGTGTGGTTAGCTGTACATTCGCTAGGGATAAGACAAGAAGAATGGATGTACGGGTCCCGTTTGATCATCGATACACGGAGATTTGGGACATCGTAACTAATGATGCGACAGACGGCCACTTAACGATATTTGACGGTGCAATGACGGCAACTCCGAATCCACTACCGTATAAACTGGCGACGTACGCTCCGCCATTCACAACGGGCGATGCGGACGTAAACGTCAGGGCATATGACTTTTCGCTTCAGCAGCGAGACCATCGACAAAAAGAGTGGACAGCTACTGTTTTGTTTAGGCCCCCGGAGGCCGGCGAAGACACAGAGCCCGAAGACATTCCCGATAATCCGCTAGACCGACCCATAAAGATATGGTTTGAGTATGTGCAGTTCAACGACGAAGAACCGGAAGACAAAAACGGGCTTCCCGTAGTAAACAAAGCAGGCCAGCCATATCCGGAAAAGGTGGTTTTGACTGATTATAGACCGGTGTTTGTTATTCGTCGTAACTATGCTAGTTATGAAGCGATTTTCAATTTAAATGAGACGTATCGTCGGACTGTGAATTCTGACCCCTTCGTGGGGCAAGACCCTGGGACGCTGCGATATCAACAGACGTCGATGACGGAAAGTCGAGTAGAGAACGGTGTCACGTTCTACGAGGGGACTACTCGTGTGGAATACAGAAGTGAGGGTTGGCATGTCGTGAAAGTTGAAGAAGGCTGGAAGTTTTACAATAATCCTGGTGCCGCAGATTTTGAGTTGATGACGCCGATGGATGCTGATGGGAACCCACTTGGTGAGCCAGTATTGCTAGCAGCAAATGGGGGGCGGGCTCCTGCGGTTCAAGGCCCCATCCTGACGTCTTGGTCAATGTACGACTCAGTGGCGTATCTTCCTCTTGTAAGCTAATCTGATGTCGCAAGACAGCATATTCGATTCGCAGTCAACAAGGCGCATTGCAAAGGTCGTTAAAAAGGTTGAGGGAACGGCCGAGCAAGTAACGCTGGATAGGTGGCGTCGTCGACATCCATTGCCGCTTAATCAACGATTCGCATTCGCGAATGAAGACATCTCGTACAACACCCAGGGCGAAGTTAGTCTTGCCGAGGGTGTACCCTTATCTGAAGTAGCGTCTACTACTTCATGGGATGTTAATAATACTGTCCATATCACTGTCTGGGAGGATGCTCCCTGCATTCTGTCCCGTCCAATTGTAACGGAGAGCGATGGTAGCAGTTGGCACATTACGGAGGCGTATTCTGCGACCCGTATTGAGGGCATCGCAACTGCGAGAATTGACCATCCGAATTCCGGGACGATTACGGGTGTCTCTGGTTTTGATGGGCATTACGGACCCACGTCGGCAACCGTATGGGTGCTCGCTGGATATTATATACCCAAAGATTACGGTGTCATCGCACATTGGCACGAAGAAGATCAGCGCTGGTATGCGATAGGCTGTTGTGGCGGGAATACTACAACGACGCCGACGACCGCCGCTCCACCGACGGCAATTCCACCGACGCCCACATCTTCTTCGACGTCTAGCCCAACGACGCCTCAATATACTACAACGATTTTGCCAACAACGA